AACAAAATGGAAGCTCAGCATAGAACTATTTTTGTAGCAGGGTGGAGACCTTTTATAGGGTGGATTTGTGGATTTGCTCTAGCTTATAATTTTATCATTAGAGACTTACTTGTATGGTGGGTAGGTGTTGAAACAGCTCCGCCGCCTTTACAAATGGAACACCTTATAACGGTTCTTGTTGGTATGTTAGGACTTGGCGGAATGAGAACTTTTGAAAAATTAAATAATAAATCAAATTAAATGGCAAAAGGCATATATGCTGCTCGATACGAAAAACCAAAAACTAGAAGACCGGGTGTGCATGCAAAGACTAAAACTTCAAAGTTAAAGTCATCTAAATATTACCAAAAAAAATACAGAGGTCAAGGCACTATATTGTAGGTCAACAGATATTAGGAGGTAAATATGTTATACATCTTATACAGCATGTAGAGCTAACAAACAGTATAAAAATTTGGATACAACATAATGATGAGATTCTTTTGTGGAAAGAGTTTAACTCTAATATGCCCGTCTCAGTAGAATATAATATTAATTTTTAATGAAGTCGCCTTTTTACTTTATAGTAAAACCAAAAGATAATAAAAGATATGTAAACACAAAAAACATATCTGGCGTTGATTTGGTAACTAGCACATCAGAAGAAAACCACAAAGCTTCTAACAGGGAAGGAATAGTCGTGTCGACCCCAATTGGTTATACTGGAAAAATTAAAGAGGGAGATACATTACTTGTTCATCATAATGTATTTAAATATTACAATGACATGAAAGGTAGGCAAAAAAGCGGTAAAAGCTTTTTCAAAGACAATCTATATTTTATAGAACAAGACCAGTTTTTTATGTATAAACAAGATGGACAGTGGTTTTGTCATGACAGGTATTGTTTTGTAAAACCAGTGCCAGTAGAAAAATCTTTTATATCAAAGCTTGGGACAGAAGAACCTTTAGTGGCTGTTATGAAATATTCAAATAATTATTTAAATTCAAAGGGCGTAAAGGCAGGTGATAAAGTAATATTTAAACCAGAAAGTGAGTATGAATTTATTGTAGACGATGAAAAATTATATAGAATGTATGACCATCAAATAACAATCAAGGTATGAAATCAGAAGATTTAAAAAAAGAAATAATCCATGCAGGAAGAAGAGCAGTTGAGCAACTTATAAAAGTAGCAAAAGAAGATATTATTAAACCTGACCCTGATGACGAATTGGCAGCCGATAGATTAAAGAACGCTGCAGCTACAAAAAAACTAGCTATTTTTGATGCGTTTGAAATATTAAACAAAATAGATTTAGAAGAAGAAGTAATTAACTCTGGTGGCGATATAAACAAGCTAGAAACAAAACAAGGATTTGCAGAAAGAAGGTCAAAATAAATTATATCATGTAATAAATGATTACATACCTAGGTCTGTTTTTACAAGAAAAAACAGAGCCAAGACTTGGTTATACGGATATAATGAAAAATATGATTTAGTTGTTATTTCTAAAAATGGAACTTTAGGAGAAATAATAAATATAAATGGTTTGGCAATTGGATTACCAGTCGCCCCAAAAAATATTTACAAACGTTCTGAAAACAAAAAAGAGCAGTATTGGCAAAGACATGAGTTGTCTAAAGATTTGTTAAGAATATCTTCTATTTTTCAATGGAATGAAAGGCCTGCAGGTTTTAAAAATAAATGGATAGATTATATAGAGCAAGAGTTTGATAGAAGAGACTTAGGATTTTGGTTTTACAATAACGGAAACCCTACTTATATAACCGGCTCTCATTATATGTATTTACAGTGGACTAGTATAGATGTTGGTTATCCTGATTATAGAGAGGCAAACAGAATATTTTTTCTTTTTTGGGAAGCATGCAAAGCTGACAAAAGAAGCTTTGGTTTAGATTATTTAAAAATAAGACGTTCAGGTTTTTCATTCATGGGTTCTTCAGAATGTGTGAATACTGGAACGCTTGCTAAAGATTCAAGAGTGGGTATACTTTCTAAAACAGGTTCTGATGCAAAAAAAATGTTTACCGACAAGGTTGTACCTATAGCTAATAGATTACCTTTCTTTTTCAAGCCTATACAGGATGGTATGGATAAACCCAAAACAGAACTTGCTTTTAGAGTTCCAGCTGCTAAAATAACAAAAAAAAATATGCACGAGGTTATGGATGAAGAGTTGACTGGTCTTGATACTACTATAGACTGGAAGAATACAGATGATAACTCTTATGATGGTGAAAAACTTTTGTTGCTTGTACACGATGAGTCAGGCAAGTGGCTTAAGCCAAACAACATACAAAACAACTGGCGTGTTACTAAAACTTGTTTGAGGCTAGGTAGTAAAATAATAGGTAAATGTATGATGGGCTCTACATCAAACGCGCTCAGTAAAGGTGGTGAAAATTTCAAGAAGCTTTTTGAAGATTCAAGTTTGATGACAAGAAATGCAAATGGTCAAACTAAATCTGGTTTATATTCTTTATTTATTCCAATGGAATGGAATATGGAAGGGTTTATTGATAGATATGGTATGCCTGTATTTAGAAAACCTGACAAGCCTGTAAGAGGCGTAGATGATGAATGGATTACAACAGGAGCAATAGACTACTGGGAGGCTGAGGTTGATTCATTAAAAAAAGACCCTGACGCTTTAAATGAGTTTTACAGACAGTTTCCCAGAAGTGAGTCGCACGCATTTAGAGATGAAAGTAAAAGTTCTTTATTTAATCTTACTAAAATATATCAGCAGATAGATTACAACGACTCACTTATTTTAGAACATCATGTTACTCGAGGAAGATTTTATTGGAAAGATGGTATAAAGGATTCTGAAGTTATTTGGACACCAGATTCGAGGGGAAGATTTAAAGTTTCTTGGACACCAAATAAAGGGATTAATAATAAAAAAATAAAAAAACATGGTATTTATTTCCCTGCTAATGAACACATAGGTGCTTTTGGGTGTGATAGTTATGATATTTCTGGAACTGTTGGAGGAGGCGGTTCTAATGGCGCTTTACATGGTCTAACAAAATACAATATGGATGAAGCTCCTAGTAATGAGTTTTTTCTTGAATATATAGCTAGACCACAAACCGCTGAAATATTTTTTGAAGAAGTTTTAATGGCTTGTGTATTTTATGGTATGCCTATTTTAGTTGAAAACAATAAACCTAGATTGTTGTATCATTTTAAAAATAGAGGATATAGAGGTTACAGTATGAACAGACCTGACAAACACTACAACAAACTATCAAAAACAGAGAAAGAATTAGGAGGTATTCCTAATACAAGTGAAGATGTAAAACAATCACATGCAGCAGCAATAGAATCATATATAGAAAAACATATAGGTATAGACTTAGAAGGGGCATACAGAAGCAGTGATGAAATGGGAAGTTTTTATTTTACAAGAACATTAGAAGATTGGGCTAGGTTTGATATAAGCAGTAGAACTAAGTTTGATGCTAGTATTAGTTCGGGTTTAGCAATAATGGCAAATCAAAAAAACGTATATCTCCCTCAGCAAAAACAATCAAAAATAAGTCTTAACTTTGCAACATATAATAATAGAGGAACATTAAGCGAATTAATTAGATGAAAGAAGTAAATATTAACATTTCATCAGTTGGATTTCCAAGTCAGTTTGTTTCTGATTCTGTTAAGGAGACAGCTGAATTTGGTTTACAAATAGGACAAGCAATACAATACGAATGGTTTCGTAAAGATTCAAACGGTTGTAGGTATTATACTCAATGGAGAGATTTCAATAGATTACGTCTTTATGCCAGAGGGGAACAATCTATTGCTAAATATAAAAATGAATTAGCAGTAGATGGAGACTTATCTTATTTAAATTTAGACTGGACACCCGTACCTATCATACCTAAGTTTGTAGATATTGTAGTTAACGGAATGTCGGACAGATTGTTTAAAGTCAAGGCTTATGCTCAAGATGCCTTATCACAATCAAAAAGAAATAAATATCAAGAAATGATTGAAGGTCAAATGGCAGCAAAAGATGTTTTATCTCTAATACAAGAAGGAACAGGTTTTGACCCTTTTATAATGAATCCTGACGAATTACCTGCTAGTGACGAAGAGCTTTCCCTTTACATGAATTTAAATTATAAGCCTGCTATAGAAATTGCAGAAGAAGAAGCTATTAATACAATGTTTGCTGAAAATCATTATGATGATATTCGCAAAAGATTAGATTATGATATGATGGTAGTTGGTATGGGTGTAGCAAAACATGAATTTTTACCTGGTTCAGGAGTGGACGTTTCTTATGTTGACCCAGCTAATGTTGTCTATAGTTATACTGAAGACCCTAATTTTAAAGATTGTTTTTATTGGGGCGAAATTAAAACAGTTCCAATAACAGAGCTTATTAAAATAGACCCCACTTTAACTAGAGAAGATTTAGACCAAATTTCTAAATACTCGCAAAGCTGGTATAACTATTTTAATGTTGCTCAGTTTTATGAAAATGATATTTTTTACAGAGACACTTGTACGCTTCTTTATTATAATTATAAAACCACTAAAAAAATGGTTTATAAGAAAAAAATTAATGATAACGGTAATATCAAAATGATAGAAAAAGATGATGGTTTTAATCCACCTGATGAGATGATGCAAGAAGGTAATTTTGAAAAGGTAGAAAAAACAATTGACGTATGGTATGATGGAGTTATGGTTATGGGAACTAATATAATATTAAAATGGGAACTTGCTAAAAATATGGTAAGACCAAAGTCTTCTTCACAACACGCTATACCAAATTACGTTGCTGTAGCTCCAAGGATGTATAAAGGAGTTATAGAATCATTAGTAAGAAGAATGATACCTTATGCAGACTTGATACAAATTACTCATTTAAAACTACAACAAGTAATTGCGAGAACAGTCCCCGATGGTGTGTATATAGACGCCGATGGTTTAAACGAAGTAGATTTAGGCACAGGTGCTGCTTATAATCCCGAAGATGCTTTAAGACTTTATTTTCAAACAGGTAGTGTTATAGGTAGAAGTTATACTCAAGAGGGCGACTTTAATCAAGGTAAAGTTCCGATACAACAGCTTACAAGCAATTCAGGCGCTTCTAAGGCACAAATGTTAATTGGTAACCTAAATCACTATTTAGATATGATTCGAGCTGTAACAGGCTTAAATGAAGCGAGAGACGGTACTATTGCTAACTCTGACGCTTTGGTAGGGGTGCAAAAATTAGCAGCATTAAGTTCTAATACCGCTACTCGCCATATATTAGACGGAAGTCTTTACATATATCGTACGTTAGCTGAAGCTTTAACTTATAGAGTAGCGGATATTTTAGAGTATGCAGATTTTAAAGAAGACTTTATTAATAAGATTGGTAAATACAACGTGAGTATATTAGGAGAAATTTCAGATTTATATATATATGATTTTGGAATATTTATAGAACTTTCTCCTGACGAAGAACAAAAAGCAATGCTTGAACAAAACATACAAATGGCTTTATCTAAACAAGATATTAATTTAGAAGACGCTATTGATATCAGAGAAATTAAAAATTTAAAACTGGCAAACCAATTGTTAAAAGTTAAAAGGAAAGCAAAAGAAGAGGCAGACAAAAAGAAAGAATTGGCAAAACAAGCAATGGTGTCGCAGCAACAAATGCAATCACAACAATTAGCAGCACAAACAGCCATGCAAAAGATAGAAATGGAAAACCAAGCAAAAATGAAGTACAGGCAAGCAGATATTGCTTTTGAAATAGAAAAACAAAAAGCTGAAGCTCAATTGAAATCTCAGTTAATGGAACAGGAATTTCAATACAATATGCAAATTCAAGGATTATCTCAAAATCAACTAAGCCTAAGAGAGGATGCTAAAGAAAAAGCAAAAAGTGAAAGAATTAGTCAACAAAACACTCAACAGTCAGAATTAATAAATCAAAGAAAAAATAATTTACCACCTAAAAATTTTGAATCTAACGAAGATACTTTAGATGGTTTTGACTTAGCTGAATTTGAACCTAGATAATGTGTTTAAATTTTCCTTAACTTTGCAATAAATTAAATTAAATTAAATGGATATAAAAGTAAGAGAAGTAACGACTGAGGAAAAGTCGTCTCAACAAATAGAACAAGAGTTGCTTGATAAGCACGAAGAAACTCAAAATAATACTCAAGAGGATGCACAACCTCAAGAAGTCGAAGTAAAAGATGAAACAAAAGAAGTTGAAAATGTACAAGAAGAAGAAAAAGAAGAAATAAAGGAAGAGCAAGAAGCTCCTCCTGAACAAGAAGAGCAACCCCCTGTATATAAGGAGATTGCTGAAGATGAAGTTCTTTCATATATTGGTAAAAGATATGGTAAGGAAATCAATTCTATTGATGAATTGATTAGCCGTCGAGAAGAAGCTGAAGAGCTTCCTTCTGATGTGGCTGCTTACTTAAAATATAAAAAAGAAACTGGACGTGGCTTTAATGACTTTGCAAAACTGCAAAAAGATTACAGCGATTTAAGTTCAGATGCTTTGCTACGTGAATATTATTCTATAACCGAAGAGGGGTTAGATTCAGAAGATATATCATCGTTACTAGAAGAATTCGACTATAACGAAGAAACACACGAACCTTCTGAAATAAAAAAATTGAAACTAGCAAAGAAAAAAGAGATTGCTAAGGCAAAAAGATTTTTAAAACAACAGCAGGAACAATATAAACAGCCTCTTGAGTCAAGGGAAAGTTCTGCCTCTGCTGACAATGAAGAACTTATTGAGTATAGGCAATACAAAGAGACGGTTAAAACACAAGAAGAGAACGCAAATTTAAAACGTGAATGGTTTGTCAAAAAAAGCGACGAAGTATTTAGTCCTGAATTTAAAGGTTTTAAGTTCAATATAGAGGACAACGAAATAATTTATTCTCCTGGTAGTGCTTCTGAACTTAAAAAAGCTCAAGAAACTCCATTAAACTTTATAAACAAGTATTTGGATTCTAATGGGTATATAAAAGATGCAGAAGGATATCATAAGTCTTTAGCCATCGCAATGAATCCTGAAAAATTTGCTCAGTTTTTTTATGAACAAGGCAAATCACAGGCTACAGATGATGTAATGCGTAAAACTAAAAATGTAAATATGAGTGAGCGTAATGCACCTGAAGTTTCTGTAAAATCAGGGTTTCAAGTAAAATCTGTTTCTCAGCCATCAAGCCGAGGACTCAGAATTAAGAGTATTAAAAAAACGTAATAATAATTTA